ATGACCGATGGCGTTATCGGTAACCCCTCTTGCCGCAGTGTTCTTGCTGATACTGGCGCAAAAGCCATGTCAAAGTTGCGCCAGATTTATTCTGGCACGGTCATCACCGAAGCTCATGGCGCAGTCATATTCGATACCACAAAAGCAAAATACATAATGGGCAACTTTTCTGGGAAATTGGCCATTTTGTATTGTTTCAAAGCTGAAGGTGACATGTTGCGTAAAATGTTTGGCCCCCTCGCCACCGATTCACCAGAGCATTTCAATGCCAACCCAGATGCCGTCTACATCGGTCAGATACTCTCAAGCCGCGAAGGCGTCAACCTATCCACAGCAGATCACTTGATTTTTATGGGCATTGACTACTCAGCTCTCAGCTACCTCCAAGGCCGGGATCGCGCCTCCTACCTAGGCCGTGATCGAGCGAATCAAATCCATTTCATCTTTGCTGCTCGTTCCATCGAGCCTCGCGTCTACGCTTTGGTTCGCAACAAAGAAAATTACACCGGCTCCCACTATGCGGCAGACCGAAGCAGTCTTTCAGCGGAAGCTGATCAAGCAATACGAAGCTGATGGTTGGTATGTACTGAAAATTATTCAATGCAATAAACCCGGCTGGCCTGATCTTTTATTAATTAAAGGTGATCAATATCGCCTGGTTGAAGTAAAAGCTACTGATGGTCGCGTCTCACCAATTCAAAAATATCGTCATGCCGAGTTGCAATTACTTGGTATCCCCGTCGCAATTATTAAACCATGACCCTTCTCGATCAATTAAACCAACTGCCAGACAGTTGGGGCTACGTTGCTGTCGGTAAATCCAAACGGCCATACCAATCAAAATGGCAACAAAATCCATTAACTAAGCAACAGCTTGCCGTTGAAATTACTGCCGGTCGTGCTCTTGCTATTGGCGTTGCATGTGGCCCACAATCTGGCGGCTTACTATTTATTGATCACGATGGCCCCTCAGCTAGTGAGGTGTTGCGTAAGCTTGGTATCCCAACATCTGAATTGCCAATATCTTGGGCAGTAACATCAGGTCGTAAAGGTCGCTTTCAAATAATATACACAGTTCCCATCCAATACTGGGACCAGATTAAGACACGTAAGATAAAATCTGGTGTTGTCGATGAAGATGGCAGCATTGAACAAATCGAATTACGTTGGACTGGTTGCCAGTCAATAGTTGCTGGTTCTCATCCTATAACTGGTGCATACCATTGGATTGATGGTCGCGCACCATCTGACATCCCAATCGCTGAAGCGCCCTTAACTTTGATCCAGGAGATGTTGCCGCCGCCCACGGCCCCCGCAGCCATACCAATGGCTAAGCCTAGGATTAATGGTAAGAAGCACAATGATTTTGACAACGCTTTAATATATCTTGCTGCTTTAAATCCTGCCCGCGCTAATGATTATGACCAATGGATTGAAGTTGGTCAATGCCTCCACTCAGTAAATGATGCGCGGTTACTATCGCAATGGGATCAATGGTCATCCTTAAGCCCTAAATACACCCCAGAAGGTTGTAACCAGCACTGGTTATCATTCAAAGCTGATGGCAATCGCGGTATAAAACGTTTATGCAAACTAGCCAAAGAAGATGGCTGGGAGCCCACCGATAAAGATCAATGCGAGAAGCTAGAAGCACGAGAATTGCTAGACATGTTGCGCCCTGTAGAAGGTAAAACATCAGATTATCGCTTTAATATCTTCACTCAGCAGATTGAATATCGCGGTGAACCTGCACCTAACATTGAGTTGTTTTACTTAACACTTTCTGAGATGGGGTTTAAAGTTGGCAAAGAGATGGCGCTTGATTGCGTTATAAAAGTTGCCCGTGAACACGCATATGATCCCGTAAAATTATATCTTGAACATGTAGCGGATAATGTGCAACCCACTTACATTGATCACCTCGCATCCACTTACCTACGTGTGGTAAATGGATTTAAAGCTGAGCCTACATTATACGATCACATGCTTAAACGCACCCTTATCGCTGCAGTGAAAAGGGTATTTGAACCCGGCTGCAAGCACGACACCGCCTGCGTTCTTATGGGCGACCAGGGTTCTCAGAAGTCATCTTTTTGGGCTGCCCTCGGAGGGCCATTCTTCTCTGATGCGCTCAAAGACATCGGCAATAAGGATGATCTTTTGGTGTTGCACTCCAGTTGGATCATGGAATGGTCTGAAATTGATGCGCTTAACAGCAAAAAACATGCCGGTCAGGTAAAAGCATTCCTCTCCCAAGCCACCGATCTATTCCGGGTGCCATATGGCAAAGCAGCGGAGCGGTTTCCACGGCGCGGCATCATTGTTGCCTCAACCAACCGCGAGGATGGCTTCCTGGTTGATGACACCGGTAACCGCCGATTCTGGGTAATACCCGTTACAGCCACGCTTGCGGCCCCTATAGATGTCACCAGCCTGCTGTTAGAGCGTGATGGCATCTGGTCTGCTGCAGTTCACGCATATCGCGCTGGCTTTCCTACCCACTTGCCCACAGAGCTTGAAACCCAGGTTGCAGAACAGAACGATAATTTCGTCTCCTCGTCTCCATGGCACGTCCTAATTGAGACCTGGCTCGCAGCACCAGCCAACTACGGCGCAGCCATCACCACCGAGATGATCCTCAACGATGTCATCCGTATGGATGCTGCACATCAGACCCAAAGCCATCAGAAGCAGGTGGCGCAAATTCTTAAACGGCTCGCTTATTCCAGGAAGCGTTCACGACTAGGGGGAACACTGCGCTGGATCTACCAAAAGGATTGTTCCCCGTAAGAAAAGCCAAGGGGGGACAATTTAGCCCTGTGATACCAAGGTTGTTCCTAGTGTTCCCCTGTCCCCCCTATTTATTTATATATATATATTTTATATAGTAATAGGGGGTATAGGGGGTATATGTAGATCTCAGGTAAAACTGAACCTTTACGGGGAACGTGGGACGGGGGAACAAATGCTATGGTTGAGGAGCGAATGGGGCGGCCCATCCTGCACTTTTGGATAGGCCGTTTTTTCTCATGATCAACCCAACAATCACGTTTGATCCCAAAGAGATACTTGGGAAGCTGTCCAACCTTGGTCAGGTGCAGCTTCCGTCCGCTGCAGCAACAGCATTGAACCTGACGGTTTATGCCATGCGTAAATCAATCCAAGAGGCGGCGTTGGTCACGTTCAACGAGGTGGTGCCATTCACGCTGGCTAGCTTCCTGTATCAGAAAGGCTCACCAGCAAACCTGGAAGCGGTGGTATATATCCGTCCAGAGGCACCAAAGGGCAATGCACCGAGCTCCTACCTAGCTCCGCACATCTATGGGGGGCTGGCATACCGAACACGGTTTGCAAAGGCCCTAGGGCGCGAGAGAGACCCTTCTCCATTGGGAGGCGGTGGACCGATCTTGGCACCGAACAGAGTGATGGCTCCTACGCAATCACCACAAGGGGTGCGTTTCACAAATAAAGGCCGTATGTCGCCTGGGCAATACGAGCAGATATTGGCTTATTTGACTAACACCGACTCGACACGTACACGTAAGCCCAACGCTGGCCGGGATAAGACAGCAGCAAGTGGTATGCGCTACTTCTATATGAACCAGGCGATGGTTGACGAACGCCGCAACCTGCGTAGCCACAAGCCAGGCATCTTCATGGCAAGGGGACGCCGGTTGATGCGTGTGATGACGGAGATCAATACACCAAGTTTTGGTGCAAAATTTAAATTCTTTGATATTGGAATTGCTACAGCAAACAGCGAGTTTCCAAAAATCTTGAGGCAACAGAAATTCTTGTAAAAATTTTGGACATGGGAGGGGTCGGTTTAAGGGCAAAAAATTTTGGACATGGGAGGGGTCGGTTTAAGGGCCTTTTTTTGTGATAAACGGGAAGTGGTTCAGGAGCCTGGTGGAGAGGTAGGCCCCTAGAACTCACGATCTAATACGTCCGTACTATAGTACAAATGTACTAATGAGAATGATTCTCATTATTAAAATAGTACAAAAGTACTATTGAGAACGATTCCCATTATTAGTAGTACATATGCACTATTTGTAACAACAATTCGAACAGTGCTGTTTAATAACAATAAACAATAGTGTTTGAAGTCAAGAACTAAACAATATTATTTAATAGCAACTAAACAATTTAGTTTAATTGTTATTTTTATTTGGTTTCCTAGGTGCCCCCTCAAGGTGCCCCCTGCCATTTGTGCCGGTAAATGCTCCGCTGCTACCAACTGGATTAGCTCGCTACACAGTGTGCCAATTAATTAATCGGCTTAATAGGTTGCACTCTGCCGATAGTGTGTCTATTATTGGGGGGAGCAGAAAACCCTATTTCGCATCTGCTTTTAAAATGATTTCATTTTCAATCGCTTTAATTTTCAAGTTTTTTATCCCTTTACTAGTGCTAGTAGCACTAGTGGATATTTTGAGCCAAACCCAATCCCAAAAAATTCAAAGGCTCTCAAAGGCTGGCCATTCTCAAAGATCAATATCTGAGCAGCTTGGAATCACTAGATACAGGGTGCGACTCGCTTTAGTTTAATTCTCAAAATATTGGGCCCCCTTGGGCCCTTACATCTACCCCCTAACCCTTCCAAATCAATGACCACCGCCACCGCCACCGCCACCGTTCAAGCTTTAAAAGTTGGCCAGATTCTTCACGGTAGTTTCGGCTATTCGATGACCTTGAACGAGTTTTACGTGATAGAGCGATTATCCGCCGCTAGCGCGTGGATCCGTCAAGTCTCAACTTGTGTCGTTAACGATGACGGCATGGGAGCCGGCAAAGCAACCCCAGACCCTTTGCTTGAGCCTACCGGCCCCCTTACTCGCCACAAAATCCAAGCTTACGCATGCGGAGAGCCTCGCTTAAGCCATAAGCGCCTAGGGAGCCTTACCCCATGGGATGGCCGCCCTAAGTATCACAACACTTATGACTAAACCCTTTTATTCCATCTCACCCCTTCGCTACCTAACAAAATGACCCTATCAACTCACCCAAGCCGCTACTTAACCCGCTGCCTAGTAGCTACTAGGAACCCCGCCGGCCACGGATTTTTAGATCATTCAGCGCCGGCCGCATGGCTGGGGCAGTACATAGCAGTTACCCCGCCACCGGGTAAAGATCAGTTGTTTGCCACTGTCCCCGGCTGTTGGACCATCACCCACCGCGGCTGTGGTTGGGCACTAGCAACGCTTAGCTGTCCACTTAAAGCAGCGGTAAAGCTTGCCAAACAATGGGATCAAAGGGCCGGCGCCCTTGACCCTTTGAACCCTAAATCGTGGCAATATTGCCAGCTATGGGGCAAAGCTGTGCAAGCTATAAACTGCCCTTGGCAGAGTAGTGATACAGAGGACCATGGCGAAACCGCGGCAATATTGGCTGCCGAACGCGGATTGTCTATTGATCAGGCTGGAAACCATAAAACGATTCAATGGCGTGGTAAGTATTGGCCAGCTCCTACGGATGCAGAATTGCAAGGCTGGACCGTTGACAGCGTATGCGAGACCCCGGACGGACGCACAGTTGAGCCGGATAATTCGGAGAGCTGGCTAACCATTCTCGGGTTGGTCTAAACCTGTGAACTATTTTGTACGCTGCCCCGCTGCCCCTTGGCTAAGTCAGACGGTACCGGCTGCGGATGCTTTCGAGTTATGCCAGCAGTTAGCGCAAAAATACGGATATGCAACGGTTCACAGAAAGAACGGCAAAGTCATTTTTGAACAAGTTTTACTTTTCCATCGCGATTGATCCCATGCTTTCAAAACTCCGCTTTCACCTGACCCTACGCTCTAGCAACGCCAAAACGGGACCGATACCTGTTAGCAGTTCTGCCCGTGCTACCTGTGCCCCTTCCTGCCCCTTCCTCGTTGACGGTGGCTGCTATGGGGAGAATTATCCTCTTAAATTTCATTGGGATAAAGTGAGCGATGGCACCAGGGGGGTTAGCGCCGCTCAATTCTTCCGGTTAATCGCAGCGCTAATCCCTGGCACCCTTTGGCGCCACGATCAGGTAGGAGATTTTCCGCATACTCTTGGCAGAATCAGCCGGCGCTTCCTAAAGGGTTTAGTTGCAGCTAGCAAAAACAAGAGAGGCTACACCTATACTCACCATGATTTAAAGCTTGGCGAGAATCTGAGCTTGCTTAAGTCTGCCAATCGCCAAGGGTTTACGGTGAACATATCCACCGAAACCGAATCTGCGGCGGATTCTGCGATTGCTGCAGGTCTGCCGGCAGTGCTAACAGTAAGCAGCACAGAACAGCGGATTACCTGGCAGACAGAGGCAGGGAATAGAGTTGTAACCTGTCCCGCTCAAAGGGTAAAGGACCTCACTTGCCAGGCATGCGAGCTATGCCACAAGCGACCTAAAAAGTTGATTATTGCCTTTGTTGCGCATGGGTCAGGTAAGAATAAAGTGAACGCAGCGATTAGCTAAAGCAACCCACAACTAGCTGCTAAGGGCCCTAGGGCCCTTTTTTATTGGCTGCCCCTAGTCACCTAGGGGCTTTTGCTATTGGCTTGGTATCGCAGCCCCTCACACAAGGGGCCACAAGGGGCACCATATTCCATAGGTAGGGCAACCCATACGTTCAATTTAACAGCCCTCCTAGACGATCCTAGGGGGGCTTGTTTATGCTAACTAGGCGCTAGGTAAGTGTTACTTAGCAAGGGGCACAGTAAGCGCTACATAGTGGGCACACAGTAGGCGCTATTTAGCAATGCTTAGGTTCAAGTTAGCTAAAGCCGGCACCGGTAGGCGTTACAATACAAGTGTACTATAATATTTAGCAGGCAAAAGTAAGGTTCTTCCGGGGTCATCGGCCACGGGTAATTTCGAACCCCCTTGATCCGCTAGCGTTACATTCCGACATGTTGCAACCGTCTCATCCGAGTCTCACTATGAGACTCAATTATCAAAAACTGACCATTATATGCACAAAATGCGCCTACGTGTTGCTAACTTGCTTTAATGACCTTTAAATGGTTAAACTTTGGGTTATGACAACTTGTAGCAGCAAAGAACTAGCTGATTCCCTTGGTGTGACTGTCGCGAGGGTAAGCCAATTAAAAACGCAAGGGCGATTTGATGGTTGCTTTGCAATCCAACGCAACAAGATCTTTTGGGATCTTGAAGCAGCAACAGATATGTACAACGAGTTTGGACCAATCGGCGCAAGTAATACGCGAAAGAAAACTGAGGACTTAGATATACCAAGCTTCAATGAAAGTAAGGCAAAGTCAGAACATTTTCGCGCTGAGCTGGCGCGGCTTGATCTGGAAACTAAGGAGCAGGAATTGGTTGAGGCGTCACAAGTAGAACGCGAGGCATTCACCAGTGCTCGCGCCGTAAGGGATGCATTGAATAACATCCCTGATAGAGTCAGCAGCCAAATTGGAGCAGAATCGGATCCTGTGATAATCCACAAGACTTTGTCAGATGAGATCCGTAAAGCATTGGAGACATTGACAAATGCGTAATGGCGCAACGGTATATCGCAAAGCATTCTTAGATGGGCTGCGACCAGATGCCGATCTAACTGTTAGCCAATGGGCAGATCAGTATCGGATGCTTAGCAGCAAGGCAAGTGCAGAAGCAGGGCCATGGCGCACAGAACGAACGCCATATCTGCGAGAGATCATGGATTCGATGAGCGCCAACTCAACGGTGCAGAAGGTTGTATTTATGGCTGGCGCACAGCTTGGCAAAACGGAATCAATCAATAACGTGGTGGGCTACATGATTGCACACGCACCAGGGCCGGCATTATTTGTACAACCCACGATTGAGATGGCAAAACGGCTATCAAAACAAAGGCTGGAATCATTGATTAGTGAAACACCTTGCTTAGCGGAAAAGATAGCGCCAGCAAGAAGCAGGGATAGTGGCAACACAATGTTTAGCAAGGAGTTCCCTGGTGGCATTTTGCTACTTACGGGTGCTAATAGTGCGACGGGGTTGAGATCAGCGCCATGCCGCTGGGTGCTGCTGGATGAGGTGGATGCATTCCCTAGTGATGTTGATGGAGAGGGCGATCCATGCGCTTTGGCAGAAAGAAGGGCGTCAACTTTTAGCAGACGCAAGATTATTTTGACTTCAACGCCAACGGTAAAAGATATGAGCCGTATCGAAACAGAATATTTGGCATCTGACCAGCGTAGATATTTTGTGCCGTGCCCACATTGCGACCACATGCAATGGCTGGAATGGAAAAACTTGCAATGGCGTGATGGCGACCCAAAAACAGCGGCATATGTATGCGCTGGGTGCGGCACCCATATCCAAGAGCACTATAAAAGCGAAATGCTGCGTAAAGGAGAATGGCGAGCTATGGCCGAGAGTCAAGACCAGAGGACGGTAGGGTTCCACTTATCAACGCTGTATTCACCAGTTGGCTGGAAGAGCTGGCAAGAAATTGTGGGCGAGTTTCTTAGATCAAAAAATGATGCGCCATTGTTGAAGACATTTGTTAATACGGTATTAGCT